GTGGGGAGCACAACTAGAAGCCTTATCCTACGCTACATCATACATACCAACACTAACTGGAAGCCAAGAGGTAAGGGAAACAGAGACTGCAACTGGTGCTGGTAGTGCTGACTTAATAAACTCAACAGAGGGTGTGTTATATGCAGAGATAGCTGCTTTGGCTGATGATGGAACAAATAGATGTATTGCTTTGTCAGATGGTACTGCTGATGATAGAGTAACTTTAGTTTTAGCAAATGACTCTAACAAGATAAGAGCAATAGTAAAGAGTAATGGCTCTACTTCATTTGATGAGGAGTATCAAGTAACATCGACTTTAGATTATCATAAAGTTGCAATAAAATACAAGGCTAATGATTTTGCTTTATGGATTGATGGGGTTGAAAGATTTACAGACACAAGTGGTTCTGCACCTATTGGATTAAATGAATTAGCTTTTGATACAGGTATTTCTATTTTAAATTTCTACGGTAAATGCAAAGCACTAGCAGTATTTAATGAAGCTTTAAGTGATAGCGAACTAACACAACTAACAACGTAATGAGTTTAAGATTGACAGAAATATGCTACCCAGAGGTAAAGAGTTACTACATCGTATGGAACGATAGTGATGCGATAGTTTCGTATGGAGTGCTAGAAACCTATCAATGTTTAGAGACTAAGTGGGACAATGTAGACTTATACACTAAGGAAATAGATTGGATAAACATATTAATAGATAACGGTATTAACCCATTTCCAGAGCAATGATAGTTTCAGCACAAATAGATGAGAAAGAGCTAAATTCTTTAATTAAGGACTTAGAGAAACTTAATATGTCTGATAGTAAAAATAAGACACTACTAAGACAAGGTTTGCGTAAAGCTGCTAAGCCTATTCTACAAGAGCTTAAATCTATTGTGCCAGTTGAATCTAAACAACTTAAAAAGTCTTTAGGTATAATTAATGGTAAGAACGTAAAAGGCAAACCACCTACAGTATATATAGGACCAAGAGTAAAAAAATCATTTGCTAGTAAAGAGAAGTCTGGATTTTATTTCTATTTCTTAGAGTATGGATTTCAAGGAATACCAGGACTAAGAATGTTAGACAAGACTGCTGCTAGTAAAGGTAATACAGCTATTAACGGTGTAATAGGAGAAATAAAAAAACTCATTGACAAAAGAATGAAGTAATGGAGATAGGCAAAGTAATATATAATATTTTAAGCAACGATTCAAATGTTGCTCCTTTAGTTACTACAAGTGGCAACTTGAGAATCTTTCCTAGTCGTTACAATTTCCCTACAGACGTTAAGTTACCTTATATAACTTATCAGATGTTTGCAGATGAGCCTAACAACACTAAGAACGGAGTAAGTACTTATGACTATGTTAGAGTACAGATAAGCATATATCATAATAAATACGCTGATATGATAACTCTAGCTGGTCACGTTAGAACAGCTCTAGACTACGTTAGTGGAACTTATAGTGGTGTAGTAGTAGATAAGATATTTTACCAAGACCAGAACGAGCTATACGATGATAGTGCTGGTTCTATAGGTTTATATGGTATAGCACAAGATTACAGATTTAACATAAATAGATAGATATGTATAAAGTATATATAAAAAAAAATATTGAGGTTCGAGGAGTAGAATATACGAAAGGCGAGTCTTATGAGGTAAGTTTAAAGATTTATAGAATATTAATATTCAATGATGCTTTAGGCAAACCCAAAAAGAAATCTAAAAAAGAGGAAACTTTAAAAGATTTAGATAACTAGTTATTAATTAATAAATTTTAAAATACAATGGCAATTTTCAATGGAACAGACCTCATATTAAAGGTCCAAGAAGCGAATGGCTCGGCAGATGAGTTTAAACTGCTACATTCGCAAAACGTTAGTTTAAGTATCAATGTTGATACGATAGATGTAAGTACAAAAGACTCTGCTGGTTTCAGAGACTTATTAGGTGGTCAAAAGTCTTTCAGTCTTTCGGCTGATGGTCTTTATGATTTTTCTCCTACTGCTGGTACTACAACAGACCCAAGTGACTTAGTCACTCAAATGTTAGCTAGAACTGAAGTAACATTTACTTTCACTTATGGAGGTACATTAGCTACTGGAGATACTTATTATACTGGCTCTGGTATTATCACTAGCTTTGAGGTTAGTGGTGGTGTGGAAGATGCTCCAGTCTATTCTGTTTCGATAGAGGGAAGTTCAGCTATAACACAAGCAGTACAACCATAATTTCTTTGTTGGTTGGGGTATGAGCTTAGGCTCTGCTCCAACTGACATAATTTAAAACCAATAAAGATATGTATGAAATTGTAGTAATAAACGGAAAAGATTACCCAGTAAGATTTGGAATGAACTCCTTGAGGTTATTTTGTAAAGATACTGGAAGAAGTTTAGCTGACTTAGATAAGCTAGGAGATGGTATGAGCTTAGACGATGCTTGTTATCTAATCCTAAACGGAATAAAAGATGGTTCACGAGTAAGTGGACAAGAATGTTCTTTAAGTGTTGATGATGTCGCAGACTTGCTAGACGAAGATTTTGAGGCTTTGAATAAAGTTTTAGAAGTATTCTCAGAGCAATTCTCTGCTAAATTTGAAACGGAGGGAAACGACAAAGCCACGAAGAAAGTGGCGAAGAAAAAGAAGTAACTTGGGATAAGTTAGAAGCTATAGGTTATGGCTTCGGATTATTACCTAAAGACTTTTGGGATTTGACTTTCCACGAGTTTCAATGTATGCAAAAGGGCATAAATGATAGAATAGAACTTGAACAGAGATGGGAATGGGAACGAGTAAGATGGTTGGCTTGTGTTAATTTACAGCCACATACTAAGAAAGGACAAAACCTAACACCACAAAAACTTGTCAAGTTTGAATGGGAGAAGAAACAAGTCAAAACCGACATCGACAAACAAAGAAAGAGAGCAGAATATATTAAAAAGAAATACGAATTGCTAAATAAAGACAATGGCACAGAAAACTCTTAGCGTAAAATTATCACTAAATGATAAGCAATTCCAAAGTAGTTTAAGAAAGGCTACTAGGTCAATGAAACGATTTGGTCAGTCTATGAAAAGGACTGGACAAACATTATCAAGAAATTTAACTCTGCCTATAGTTGCTATGGGAACAGCTAGTGTTATTGCTTTTGATAAACAAGCAAAAGCTATTGCACAAGTAGAAGCTGGTTTAAAAAGTACTGGCAATGCTGCTGGTTTTACTTCTGAACAGCTACAAAAGATGGCTTCTGAATTACAAGCAAAAACATTATTTGGAGACGAAGATATATTGCAAAATGCAACAGCTCAACTATTGACTTTTACTAATATAGCTGGTAAGGAGTTTTCAAGAACACAGAAAGTGGTTGCTGACTTAGCCACTAAATCATTTAAAGGAGATTTAAAGTCTGCAAGTATTCAATTAGGTAAAGCATTAAATGACCCAGTAGCAAACTTATCAGCTTTAAGTAGAGCTGGTATACAATTCACTAAAGAGCAAAAAGAATTAATAAAGTCACTAGTAGAAACTAACAAACTAGCAGATGCACAAAGTATAATTCTTGATGAATTAGAAACACAATTTGGAGGAGCAGCAGAGGCAGCAGCTAATGCTGGATTAGGACCATTTCAACAATTAAGAAACTCATTAGGAGATGTTTCAGAGGAGTTTGGTAAGTTAATAATGGAAAACATAGAGCCATTAAAAGCTGGTCTATTAAGTTTAATTGAATTTTTGAGAAATTTAACAACAGAACAGAAAAAAACCACACTTAAAGTAGCTGCTTTTGTTGCTGTTATTGGACCACTATTAATGATTTTAGGTTCTATAATAACTTCTGTTGGTTCAGTTTTAGGAGCATTTGGAAAATTAAGACTGTTTTTTATGAGGTCTTTACTTCCTATTATTAAATTATTAATAAAAGGATTTATGAACTTAACACCACAAGGTAGAATAATATCTGGTGTGTTGTTAGCTGCTTCTTATCTTGTTACAAATTGGGGTAAAGTAAAAAAAGGTTTTGACGACTTAATAGAATCTGCTCAAAAATTATTAACTAAATTAGGATTATTAGAAAAGAAAGAAGATTTAGCTTTAGACTTTTCAGTACAAGAGGGAGAGGTTTTAACTGTTGAAGAATTAAGACGTAGAGCTGCTGGTAGACAAGGCGTTAAGATTGTACCTAAAAAACAAGTATCTCCAGAGGAAGAAGAACGTCAAAGACAAATGGGTATTGATAAAGCAAAGGCTAGTCAATTACAATTTGCTGAATCTATAAAGGTAACATCAGTCGCATTAAAAGAAGTAAAAAATGATTTTGCAACACTAGAACCTATCATAATACAATTTGAGGAAAGTGTTTCTGGTATTGATTTAGCAGTACAAGAAATGAACACAATCTTTGGACAATTTGGCTCTAGTATTCAAGGAGCTTTTGTAACTGCTTTACAGAGTACAGATGGCTTCTTTGTTAGCCTTATAGATGGAATCAAAAGAGCAGTAAATGAAATGCTTAGTCTTTTGTTAGTAACAGCTATATTTAATGCTTTACTAGGAGGTACTGGTATGGGTGCTTTAATGGGATTGAAAGATATAGGAGGATTTCGTGGTATAGGAGATGTTTTTGGAAGGTCTGTTGTAGGAGAAACTCCAGACTTATTAAGTGGTGTAGGAGCTAGGTCAATGATAAATACTGGAGGCACAACAGAAGTCTTTGGTGTAATAAGTGGAGCTGATATATTACTAAGCTCAGATAGAGCACAAGCAAATAGAAATAGAACAAGAGGTTACTAATGAGCAGAGAAAAGAAATTTGAGTTAAGTTTACAGAGTGACAATGGCACTTATTATAGATTAGATGTTTATAACAACAACGCTATTTCATCTACTACTTATACTCCTAAGTTAGGTGCTGATGGTTTTACATTAACTTATCAAACTGACAATGACAATCGTTTTACTGGTTTAATTCCAAGTGAGGTAACATTTGACATATTAGTTACAGAAGATGGAGAACAAGCAGTAGTTAATGATATTAGAGGCTCTGTTTATGGTGGCTTTGATATTGCTATTTATAAAAGTACTGACGATGTTACCTATGAGCTATATTGGGCTGGTTTATTATTGAACGATATATCTCCAGAGCAAGACATATCAAGACCTACTAGAGTAGCTTTAACTGCTGTATGTGGTTTAGCTCCTTTAAGAGATATAGATTTCAATGTTGATACTGGTTATAGTACGCCATCGAGTTTTCAGACTTTAAATTATTTTGTAAATATATTTAACAATCAGATAGGCTTACAAGATTATTACTGGTCTTTGACAGATACATATATTACAACTTCCGTAGATTGGACTACGGACACTATGACAAGTATAGTATCTAGAGACCCATTAGTAGCTAGTAGGTTTAATTTTATGGCTTATGTTGATGTAGATGAGGAGAATGGTATAAAGAAATTTAAAAGTTCTTTTGAGTTATTAGATAACGTTTGTAAGGCTTGGGGAATGAGATGCTTTTTCTCAGATGGTAGATGGCACTTAATTCAAGTTAATAACTACGATGATTGGAAAGCACCTAACACTCATTACATTAGAAATTATAGTAAAGTTTATAACTCATCTAATGCTGGAGCTTCTCTTTTAAGTAGTAGTAACGCTAGTTATACTACAACAGAGGGTACTGATATAAAAAGATATGGAGGCTCATTTGACTTCTTACCTATTTTAAGAAGTGTAGAAACTTTCTATAATCATCTAAAAACTTATGACATTCCTTTCTTTAATTATGTTAATGATTATCCAGCTAGTACAAGTGCTGAATTTCAGACTGTTTCTACTGAGTTACCTATATGGAATGGATTCAGACAAAGCAATCAAATGTATGTAAATCCAGCTCCTCCAGCTACTCAAGTATATTCTATTAACAATAGTTCTGGAGATAATCTTAGAGTATCATTAGGAACAATAGGAGCAGCTACAAATAGTGCTTTATTATTTAGTAGGGATTTCGCTGTTTATCCTTATCCTTCTATACAATTTTCTCCTAATTTAGGTGGAGATGCAGAAAAAATTAAAATATATATTTATGCTAGGTTTGAATTAGAGGGAGCTTCTGACACTTATTATTATCCTTTAGCAAATGAATTAGTTTTAGATTGGTCTACAACTCCAGTTTTTACAATCTCAGCAGTCACAAACGCTATAGAAATAGCAGAAACATTCCCTCTATATAGTGTTTACTTGACTAATTTAACAGCTCAGACTTCACAAATTCCAGTTGATGGAGATTTATATTTATCAATATTTGCTAGAGCTTACTATGATACAGTACAATATCAATCTGTAGGAACAGAGATAACAGAATCTACTACAATTATTGACCCAACAAATTTATATATATTTTCTCCTCCACAACTCTTTGAAGATAATCAACAAGGAATTAGATATTTATTAGATGATGAATTATCTATAAAAAAGTTTTTCAGAGCATTTAATCAAGAGGGAGGTTCTACTATTCAAAATGGTGTAAAGTTTGAAATACCAGAATTGTTTATAGGAACTGGACCAACAAGTGGAGCTGTAGGTAGGATAGAGACATTTAATTACACTACTTCATCTTGGGAGACTAATGGAATGAATGATACTTGGAAAGCATATAATACTGGTACTGGTAAAGAAATAACACAGCTTTTAGTTGAGGAAGTTATGAAAGGACAAGCTAGTGGAGCAAGAGTGTTTAATGGAAGTCTAAAGATAACAAGTGGAGAGCTAAATTATTTTGAAGGAATAGAAATAGATGGAACTGCTTTTATACCTTATCAAGTTAGTTATAATGCTAATGAAGATACTTGGTCTGGAGAGTGGTATGGAATTGATTTAAGTAGTAATACATTAAGTTTAGTAACTGGTGTGATTTCAGATATACCAGTAGCTAACGAATTTACACCTTGGTAAAATGGGAAATTTAGTAAATTATTTAAGAGGAGAAAGTGTAGCAGTAGTATCAGAACAGACTACCAGCTTGACATTGACTTTTATCAATATAATACCAACTACTAGCACTAGTACACTTTTAAAAAGTGGCGATAAGGTTTATATTATTTGCTCTGATACTGGCTCAAGTATAGAATTAACTTTAGATGCTGATATAAGTTACAATTCAACTCGTATAACATTTGCTTCTACTACAGTCAGTCAATTAATTCCTGGTGGTAGTGTTGTTATATTAGACAGAGAAAATAAATACGATTCACTATTTAGAGACTATACTATAGTAACTCATAAACTTTTTGAGTTAGGAAACACACACGCTAACACAAATTTAATCAATCCACAATATCCAACAGACATTTCAATTAATGCTGGTACAGTTTGGGCTGATGGAGATACTATTACTAATGAAGCTACTGTATTTAATATATTTAGAAGTCCACATAATGGCTGTAAAATAGAGAGAATAACTTGGGATGTTCAGACTGATTCAGCAACTAGGCACGATGGCATTTTTGAGTTATGGAAAAAACCTATAACAGAGAACGGAACTACCTCAACAGATATTGTGTTAGTAGATGATTTTGCTTTTACTTCTCAAAACGATATAAACTATGTTTTCAACAGAGATGCACAACTAACAGAAACACTTAACGCTAATGATTGTCTTATTCCATCTTTTAGAAAGTTAAATAGTACATCTAGTAGTGATAAATTTTATGCAACATTAACGCTTTTAATAAGCACAGACCCACGACAATAATGAAAAATATGATAAAAGAAAATGCTGACGTTCTAGGCTTAAATAGCGTATCTCTTTCAATTAGCTTCACAACTTTACACGAAGTTCTGCAAATAACTTTATTAGTTGTTTCTATTATTTATACAGTAGACAGATATATGTATTACAGAAATAAAAGAAAATAATGGCAAAAGTAATAAGTAATAATTTTAGAAAGAAACCTAAAGTAAAACGTAAGGGAGTACACTCTAAAAACCTTAGTAAATCACAAAGAAAAAAACCAACAAGAGGACAAGGATGAAATTAAATATTTGGAAAAAAAGCGTAGAAAACATAGAAAAAGAAATGGCATTGCAATATTTTAAGCTAAGTGAGTTTGATTCTCCAGACTCTAAAGGTAGTGGAAAAAATATGACAAAAGAATTTTTAATAAAGTTAGAAATAGCTAGAGACATAGCAAATGTGCCTTTCTTAATATCGTCTGGCTTTAGAACACCACAACACAATATTAGTCTAAAAAAGCAAGGCTATAAGGCTAGTGCTAACTCAAGTCATTTAAAAGGTTGTGCTGCTGATATAGTTTGCAAAGATAGTGGAACTAGACAAAAGATATTAAACGGTCTTATATTGGCTGGATTTACTCGTATCGGCATAGCTGATACTTTTATTCATTGTGATACTGATAAAGATAAAACTGATGCTATATGGCTATATTAGGAAACATACTAGGCAACTTATTAGGTAAAGCTGATAAGATTGTCGATGAAGTAATTACATCTCAAGAGGAAAAAATGCAGTTAAAGAACGAGCTGCAAAAGATTATTCAAGAGCAAGAGGCTCTAATAGAACAAGAAGTAACTAAACGATGGGAGTCAGATAACTTACAATCAAGTTGGCTTCCTAGAAACATAAGACCATTAGTCTTAGCTTGGCTTGTTGTTTCTACTACTTTGCTTATATTTATAGACGCTGGAGCTATAGATTTTGTAGTAGATGACGAATGGAAAAGCACAATAACTGCAATCTTGACTATAACGATTGGAGCTTATTTCGGTTCTAGAGGATTAGAGAAAATCAAAAATAAATGAAAGACTTTAAGAGGTATAGACTTAAAGAAGATGAATGGAAATTAGTAGACGAATATAGAAACGACAAAAAAAGGCAGTCGTTACTAGCTGATGAGTGTAACGAAGTTGGTATAGATGTTGGCTCTGTTTCTCATTATTGGTATAAAAGCCAAAAGTTCTCAATATTTGCTAAACCTAATGAATATACTAAAGATGACTTTTTACAATCTATTGAGGAGCTTATCTCACAATACTCTCCTAAATATCCCTCCATTGATTATCCTACTAGACAAGATGGTCACTTACTTATAATAAATCCAGCAGACGTACATATTGGCAAATATGCTGATGCTAGTGAAACTGGAGATGAATACAATATAGACATAGCTAAGAACAGAGTTAGAGAAGGTGTAAAAGGTATTCTAAGAAACGCTGAGGGCTATCCTATAGAACGTATTTTGTTTTGTATTGGTAATGATATACTACATACAGACAACATACATAAAACAACAACAAAAGGAACTGCACAAGATGTAGATGGTAAATGGCACAAACACTTTACAGAGGCTTTAGAACTTTACGTTGAGGTAGTAGAAATGCTAATGCAGATAGCTCCAGTTGATTGTGTTCATTCTATGAGTAATCACGACTATATGTCTGGCTTCCATTTAGCACACGCTCTTAAGGCTTGGTATCGTAATACAGAAGCTGTAAGCGTAGATGCTGAGCCAATGCATAGAAAGTATTATAAGTATAAAAATAGTCTTATAGGATTGACTCACGGAGATGGTGCAAAATTGCCTTCATTGCCTTTACTTATGGCACAAGAAAAACCTAAGATGTGGGCAGATACTAAATATAGATACTGGTATTTACATCATTTACACCACAAACAACGATATAAGTTTATGACTAGCTTTGACAATGTAGGAGTAACAGTAGAGTTTTTACGCTCTCCAAGTGGCTCTGATGCTTGGCACTATCAAAAGGGTTATACTGGTAGTATAAAAGCTGTAGAAGGCTTTATACATAATGAATTTGGACAAATAGCACATCTAACTCATATTTTTTAATATATTTGCAACGTTTTTGGTTAGAAATAATCGTGATAAGTGAAATTATTAGTTTGTTTTTAGGGGGTAGATTAACGTCTATCCTCTTTTTTTATGCCTATATTTAAAAAAGTTTAACATTTTTTTACTCTAGTAAACTAAAAAAAATACACTTTTTTTGTTAAAAAGTTTGCACAGAAGTTTAGAATGTATTACTTTAGCCAAAGAATTTAACAAACTAAAACACTAAACAATGAAAACATTTGAAATCAAAAAAATAACAAGAATCACAAACAATACTGCTGAATATGGATTTGGAGATTATACTGATAAAAAATATGAAGTAGTTGCAATTATAAAAGCTAATAACATTAGAAAGGCACAATCAATATATAAAAGAGAATATGATAAATCAGCTACATTCAACAGATGGTCTAATCACTACGCAATAGAAAGATAATAACTATGGGGAGAGCAATCTCCCCTTTTTAAAACAACTAACAATGTTAAAGTTTAAAAAAAGATTTTCTGGACATTATGAGGCAAAAAATGACAGATATAATTTTAATATTATTTATCAACGTATTAAAAAAAATTGGGTATTAATAATTCAAGACCGTTTTAATAAATCACATTCAAAAAGTTTTAGTCATAAAATATATAAAAATAAAAAAAATTGCGTAGAACACGCAAATAACTTAAACAACTAACAATGCAAGATTTACACAAACCAACTTACTTAGATGCTAAATTAGAGCTTGGAACACAAGTACAATTCTTTAGCTTTACATTAACTCAATTATGCTCTTATTTAATGGTTTTAGCGTTTCTAACGCTACTTCTATTGAATTTGATACCAACATACTACACAGAGGTATTAAGCCTTTATAGTGGCTCTTTTGTTACTATGGTAGTATTCTATATTAAATACGGAACTAATTAAAATCAATAAATATTATGGAAAAAGTAGTAAAATCAGTTAAACAAGTAGGAGATTTTGAATCTCAATACGGACACTTTTATAAGTGGTTATTAGAGTTTGAAGATGGATTTAAGGGCGAGTACCTATCCAAGACAGAAACTCAAGACAAATTTATTGAAGGTCAGATAGCTTCAATAGAAGTAACAACAAGAGAGTACAACGGTACTACAATCAACAAGATTAAACCAGCTTCTACTTTTCAAGGTGGTAGCAAAAGCTATACAGCAGCTCCAAAGGATAATAAGACACAAGAGTACATTATTAAGCAGAACGCTTTAACTAACGCTTGTAACATAGTTGGAGAGGCTGATATTCCTAAGATAATAGAAATAGCAGACGCATTCAAAGAATACGTTTTAAACGATGTAAAACCAAAATCAACAAACAATGGAACAGACTTACCTTTTTAGTAAACAATCACGAGAGGAAGTGTATGACCACGAAACTGCTTATTGCTTTAAATTAAGACGTGGCAAAGGATGGATGCACTTAAACAAAAAAGCTACCAAGCTAGTTGAACACGATGACCATTATGAAGTAATATTACAAGATTGGTATATAAGCGTATATCATTCTGGTAAATATATTGCTCAAAGAATACTCAGACAAGAGCAATGTCAAGAGCTTCAAGAATGGTATTTAAAACAGAAAGAAAATGAAAAAAAAGCAGCAAATAGACAAAATACTTAAAGAATCACATCTTATAATAAACTCTGCTACTGGTACTGACATCAGTAAGACGTGCAAAGAGAACGCTAGGAGAGAATCTAGGAAAGTATTAAGGAAGCTAAAAGACATAGCTCCAGAGATTTATGAACGAGTAAAACCAGAATTTAATGGATAAACTAAATAGAATAGTAGAAACAGCTTGTTACATCGGTAACATATCCACTAAAGACTTTCAAAGTAGGTCTAGAGAACGTCATATTGTAGACATTAAACGTATGACATACGCAATAGCTAGAGATGTTCTTAGAATGCCTTATTTACATATAGCTGACTATTTTAAAGTAAATCACGCTACTGTAATACATCACTACAAGCTAAATATGCAGTTAGTTGAAACAGATAGTTATTACTTTAAAAAATATAATACTATATTGCAGATGGTAAAAAGTGACTTAAATGTAGTTGAGGTAGAAGAGTTAATGGAAGTCATACAACGACTACAAGCTAATAAAGAATCACAATTAGAATTAAAAGAAAAATTAACCAAATTTTATAACAAAGATGAAAACAAATGAATTTGAAAAATTCGTAAGAATTACAGGAATGACTAAGCGTAGATTTAGTCAAATAACAGGATTAAAAGGTACTAGTGTAACTAAATACCTAGAAAATCCTACAATGCTAAGGCTCAAGCACTTACAACTATTGGCTGATGCTGATGAGTTTAAAGAACATGAGGTTGGAGATGTTGAACTTTTAAATATGATAAATTATGCTGAATAGTGTTGAAAGGAGGGAAGTATTAAAGAAAGCAGTATGCTCGATTTATTAATTAAATTTTATAACAAAGATGAAAACGAAATTATCACAGAAGGACAAAGTACTGAGACATCTTAAAGAAATTGGACCAATAACTCCAGTACAAGCATTTTTTGACTATAGCATTATGCGATTAGCTGCTGTAGTATTTATTCTAAAAGATGAGGGATATAACATTTCTACTACTATTCTCAAGTCAGAGAATAAGTTTGGAGAGCCAGTTAGTTACGCTCAATATAAAATAGAAAATGAAGCGAATTAGAGTAGAGAAGTCTAAGAACTTTACCACAATCAACAATGAGTTTATCTTTAACAAGAACTTGTCGTTAAAAGCTAAGGGATTGCTTTGTCATCTCTTGGCTTTACCTAACGACTGGAAGCTATACGTTGAGGAGGTAGAAAAATGGAGTACAGATGGAAAGTCTGCTATCTACTCAGCGTTTAAAGAGCTGACATCTAATGGCTATATGAAACGAGAGCAAATTAGAGATAAAGGGAAGATAGTTAGCTGGGATTATATAGTCTTTGAAAAACCATATACCGATTTTCAAGAAATAGAAAATCAAGATATAGAAATTCTAGATGTTGAAAATCGACCACTACTAAATACTAATAATACTAAATACTTAAATAAACTAAATACTAATAATACTAAAACAGAAAGGGATTATCCTTTTGAATTGAATTTAGAGGCTTGGAATTTATGGAAAGAATTTAGGAAAGAGCAATTTAGAACTACCTACAAAAAACTAGGCGAAGCTGCTGCGATTTCTAAGCTATTAAGAATCTCCAACAACAACAAAGAACACCAGGCGCAAATTATCCAGCAGTCTATAGAGAATGGCTGGAAAGGATTGTTTGAGCTTAAAACAGAAAAACAAACTAAAGTCCAAAAGATACTTAGCAACTATCACAAAGGGCTAGAAATGATAAACAAAGAATACAATGACTAAAGAACAAACAGCAGAACTTAATTTATTGATTGCTACCTTTAGGTGCTTTAACGAACAACTATACAACTTGAAAGGCGCACACGCTGGAATAGTGAAACTAAAGTTCAATAGACTTTTAAAAGTAGCTGCACAATATGAGAGAGAAATACTCCAATGGACTGAGGAAAGTAAGGAACTAGAGCTGATATATGACAGCCTTATGGAAGTACTAATAGAAGTAAAAAAGCAAGTTAATGATTGATTATTTAGATATAAAAGAGCGCAAAGATGTTACTGTAAAAAAGATGTTTGAAATTTACAAGAATGATAACAAATACAGAAACAGAATAACTTGGGATGCACATTATTTGATAACTGGGTGGAAACACATACAACAAACTAAAGATGAAAGACAAAAGTAAACAAGTGTGGTATTTATACGCACACAACATTAAAGAACTAAAAAGACAATGCTATGACGTTATATCTACGCTATATGTTCAGCTAGGACAAGCTCCAGAAGCTGAGATAATAGTTCAAATGACTAATTTATTTTGTAACGACTTAGCTACTAACTATGGCTCTATGGAATTAGATGAAGTTAGATTTGCATTAAATAAACACATAAGAGAGAATAACGGACCACACTTTGTAAACGTGCCAATGTGGAACGAGGCTCTAAGAAGTTACAAGATGTCAAAAGCATTAAAGAAACAAACTAATCAAATAGACCAATACGAACTCTATAAAAAGCGTGTTGAGTCATTTAGCAAGGCAATAGATAAAAGAGAGATAAAAAAGATAGGCAATGCCAACGACAATAAGTAAACTAAAACAAAAGCTAGACGTTTTGTTTAGTCAGTATATAAGACGTAGAAATGCAGACCACTTAGGTAGAGTTAAATGCTTCACTTGTGGAGTAGAAAAACATTGGAAAGAGCAACAAGCTGGTCATTTTCAAAGTAGAAGCCACCACTCTACTCGTTGGGATGAGGTAAACGTACAAGTGCAATGTGTTAAGTGCAATATGTATAGACAAGGAGAACAATTTAAATTTGGATTGTACTTAAATCAACGCTTTGGATATGGCACAGCAGAGGAGTTAGAACATAGAGCAAAGACAATAGTAAAACTAAACAGAGTAGATTATGAAGAAGCAATCGAAAGGTATAAGCAAAAGATAAAAGAATTATGAAGACTGTCAATTCTCTTAGTGGTGGTAAAACATCAAGTTACATAGCAGCTAATTACCCAGCAGACTATAATGTTTTTGCACTAGTAAGAACAAATGACAAATCTTGTTTATTTCCTGATAAAAAAATTAGACAAATTGTATCTGATAAAATTGGTAAAGAATTTATAGGTACTTTAGAAATGGATACTATAATATATACTATGTTAGATTTAGAACAATACATAGGTAAAGAGATACATTGGGTTACAGGTAAAAGTTTTGAAGATGTTATTACAAGAGGAAAAAACAACAAAATACAATTACCGACACCTATGAGAAGATTTTGTACTGTTGAAATGAAAATAGAGCCTATTTTTAATTTTTGGAATGAAAACATAAAAGAAATAGTGGAAACTAGAATTGGCTTTAGGGCAAACGAAACTAAAAGAGCAAAAACTATGATGGATAGATGTGCTGAAACAGGTGGTGTAATGACTTTTAAAACTATTGTAGGTAAATCTAAAACAGGTAATAGAAATAAATGGGCAGACATACCTTATCAGATACCATCATTTCCATTAATTAATGATAATATATATAAGGACAAGATAGAAAAGTATTGGAAAGATAAGCCTGTAAGATTTGCATATATGAATAACTGTGTTGGTTGTATGCACAGAACTCCTGTTCTATTAAAACATATGGACAATAAAGAGCCTAATAAAATACAATGGTTTATTAATCAAGAAGAAAAAGCTATGAAGTCTTATAAAAACAATCAATGGAAAAAAGATATTACATACCAACAAATAAGAAACAGTTTAACACAAATTAAGTTATTTGATGATGACTTTACTGATTGTGATAGTGGGTATTGTGGCTTATGAATAAAAGATTACAGAGCTGGATTAACAATCGATTGTTTAAAACTTTAAACCCAAAAGATTGGGAAATTGAATCTATTTTATATATTTACAACAATGAAAAAAACAGTAATATTCGAGGGAGGAGTGAACAAAGTAAGCACTCTAGCAGACGGAACTCTTAGTATTAACATACATACTCAAGAGCTACCAGAAGAAACAATGATGCGAGTGTTTAGCTTACGTAAATCTCCTGGAATGGTTCTAATAAGCTCAGATGATATAAGCAAAGCAGAGCAAGAGGAAGTCGAGAAGTTTACCACAGACTTCGAAGTAGGTAAGACTAAGACAGCTTCACAAAGATTAAGAGCAGTATTGTATAGAGTATGGGAGCAAGAAGGAGAGCCAAGAGGCTATACTGATTTCCCAGTGTTTTATGAATCTCAGATGGAAAGGATAATAAATAAGTATAAATCAACACTTGAGCAATAATAGGGCGACCAGGCATCAAGAGATATGGAAAAGAACGAAGAACGGACTAGAGCTTGTATTACCAAAAAAGATTAAAACAGACATAGGATTTCAATTAATGTTTGGACATAGAGAAGATTACAGAGTAGAAGAAAAAAGAATAGAAAGGAATGCAGATAGATACTTTACTAAAACCTATTTAGATGTTGAGGATTTTAAGAAGTATATTTAGAACGCTGATAGCCTTAATAATACTATTGAGCTGTTTACCTATATTATTAGTAATATTTTTACATTATTTTATAGTAGGTTTCATAGCAGAAGAGAATAAAAGAAATGAAGATAGTTGCGAGTGTTAGCATAGAGTTAAAGGTACTAGATACTGAAATGCTAGACGAGGCTAAAGAAAGAGCCATAGATACTTTAATTGATAGTTTAGAGGATTGGATAAATAATAACGGTATTCCTCCAATAATAAGTTTAGAGTATAAACTACCAGATATAGATGAGAATGAACAATTTTTAAATTAATGCCAAGTCTACCAAAGGGAAAGAAAAAGAAATGGATAGCAAGTAGCAAAAAGACTACTGGCTTTACTGAGAAGCATAAGTCTGATAACTATGACTTTTATAATAGTAGAGCTTGGAGAAATTTAAGAAAGTGGCATATTGAAAGAAACCCAGTTTGTCAATGGTGTTTAGAAGAGGGCAAAGTAAATTATAAAGATAAGATAATCATTGACCACATTATAGAGATTAAAGATGAAGGAGATAGACTTAACCAAGATAACTTGATGACTTTATGTCTACCACATCACAATCAGAAAACAGTATGGGCAAAAGCAAAACGTAAAAAAAATGGCAAAGAGTAAATACTACTACGACTATACAAGGAACATAGATGAAGCTAAAGAAGTTAAGGAAGCTGAGAAAGTAATCCAAGAACTAAAAGACTTAGCATCTAATCCTATACCTAACTACTATGTAGGAAACACTTATGGCTATGAAGCTAGGAAAGTAGTTGAGGACTGGGATTTAAGTTATAATGTTGGGGTTGCCGTTAGTTATCTTTTACGATGTAATTATAAACACGACTCACCATTTGAGGATATACAGAAGGCAATAAATCATTTACAATTTGAATTAGATAAACTAAACAACAGAGAACAATGACAAGCGAACTACTAGACTTATTTGATGAAGCTAAAAGAATAATAGACAAGCAAGAGCAACTAATTAAGATGCAACAATCTTTAATTAAGACAATGCAACAAGGATTGCAAGGAGTAGAACTAAATGAGCTACTACTAAAGAAACAATTAGCAGACTTACAAGAAGAATTAGAGACTATTACTAAGGATTATATAGATGTAATGGGGGGGGGAGAAAAAGTATAACCGATATGTCAGTACAT